CTACCATATCTCATAGGCTGTATAGCCAGTCTCGCATATATCCTCTACCCACAACCCACATCTATACATATCTCAGTGGCTCCTACCCTACGAAATATATATAGATGTGGATCTAGGGGGGCGGATAGATGACAATCAACCGGTATCGGTTCTACGTCGGGACTGTTGGAGCGATGCAGGCGTTGCCACCGTTGAACAAGGGATCGAACCCCTCTTCGACTGTGGTGATGTACGGCGGGATGCACCAGTCTCTGTCGGCCCGCACGACTCTGGACGTCTTCGGGTTCAAACGAACCTATGTCCTGCCCTGGACCTACCTGGCCCGGACCGATCGCGCCTATATCAATGCGATCTATCGTGGTATTGCCCCAGGACCCTACCGACTGATCGACGGGCGCCACTATAATGTGATCGGCGCCGACGCCTCTTCCGGCGGTTCCCAGACCGCGGGGGTCTCCTCGTTCACTGCCACGGCTGGCGCACTCGCCTTCGGCGCGGTCACGTTGGCGAACATGCACGCCGATCTGGTGGGGCTGGTGCGAGGCGCCCAGGTGTGGGCGCCAGCAGCGTCCGGTAATTCGCTGTTGGCCAATCATCTAGGATCACCGGTCAGTGCGATCCCGGCGTTGGCGGGGTCGATCTACAGCTTTAGCCTGTATGCGTCCGGCTCAGGGAACCATAGCTTGCTGATTCAGCCCTACGACATCAGTGGCGCGCTGTTGACCGCATACGTCGGTCCGGCCGTCACCCTGACCGCGGCGATGCAGCGTTTGTTCGTAGATAACTGGACCCCCCCACTGGGTACGGTCGGTCTATCGGCCGGCGTCCGGGCGGCGAGCACGACTGCGATTACTACCACCGGATGGCAACTGGAGATCGACCAGGCGCATTCTGTCTGGGGAGTCGGTGCTGGGTGCCCGACTGTGATCCCACCCAGTGTGACCGAGTCGTATCCGTATGTGGACCGGACCACCAGTACCCTGATTCTGCAGGAGATCTGATGCAGTTTCCCCCGGCGACGGCGCCGGACCTGGACGCGGCGCTGGCCCCGGGGCAGGTCCGGCTGATCAAGCCCAGAATTTTGTTTGACTGGAATAGGAACGGGCTGTTCAACCATGCCTATTCCGACCTGTCCGATTGCCTGACCGATTATGTGCTGGACCGACAACTGACTGGTAACCTGCCCACCGATGTTACGTTGGTTCAGGGGTATTCAGCGGCTACGTTGGATCTGACGCTGGCCGGCTCCCCTACGTTTGCGGGTGCGGTCGGGATAGTCCCTTTGTTTGCTAAGTTCAACACCGCAAGCCCATTCTGGACTACGACTAGTGGGGTAACCAGTCCTCTGGCCGTCGAGGGCGTTCCGATCACGTTGGATCTGATCGTCACCATACCCGCCACGGGTGTCACCTATACCATTCGCCGGTTCACTGGTAAGACTCGGGTCTGTGAACTGCAACGCGGTGCCAGCCAGGTGAAAATCTCGTGTCTGGACCCCGCGGGCAGTCTGGCTAACCTACTTAATCTCCCCCTGTTGGCTATGGACGGCGCCACTCTGGCGTTCCATAATCAAGTCACCACCACGGGCAATCCCTCAGAGCAGGGGTCACAGCCGTATATGAATTCGGCTGGAGTGATCGATTTCGCGCTACGGGCGTCTGGGTTGTTTGTGGGACCGAAGCCACATGGCACCTGTATCTGTAGTATCCCGATGACCGGACTGTATTGGGCCGATTCGGCAGGTGGCGGCAATGGGTCGGCCTATGGCACCCCCGAGTTTCCGGGGGTACCCGTCAATTCCAGCTCACTAATCACCAACGAGGTGCTGGGGTGGACCCCCGGTCAGTACGGCCCGGCGCCGGCCGCGACCTATATCACGTTCCCCTATATGACTCAGTTCTCCAGCGCATTTATTGACCCGGTTTCGTTCGCTTCCCCCGGTAGTCCACAGTCGGTCGGGCTAGGGTTTTGGATCTACGGACCGCAGCCGATCTTCCCGGCGTTTTTCGCCGCTACCCAGATCCAATTGGGCGCGGCAATCTTCTTTGATCTGTCCATGACTCCTGGTGGCCTGGTTCAGGCAGAGTTGTTCGACACTGCTCGTAGCTTCAACGTGACTCTAACCGCGACCGGTGGACCGTTGTCAGTAGGTTGGCACTATATCGCCGCGGTTGTTACCTTCTTGGGGTCCGGCGGGTGCAACTGTGTCTTTTTTATTGACGGAGTTGTCCAAACCGCTCAAAGCTTTTTCTTCCTGAACGCTAACAACACATTCGAGTCCGGTCTTTCCCCCTGGGTCCCGACGGGCGGGACCGCAACCCAGTCCAGCGTCCAGAAGCACTCAGGAAGCTTTGCGGCCCGGTTGGTCCCGTCCGGCGTGGCCACCCAGGTGTTTCTGCAGTCCGAGCTGATTCCGGTGGTGGCGGGTAGTACCTACACCGCCGATTCTTGGGTCTGGTTCACCTCCGCCGTCACCACCAATTATTCGACGAGCATCAACTGGTTCGATGCTTCGGGGACTTATATCACTACTAGTAGCGCGGTGATTTCAGTACCGGCTACTACTTGGACTCAGGTCACCAACACTTTTACCGCTCCAGCCAACGCCATGTTTGCCACACTGGTACCCACTTTGACCGGTACTCCTGCCGCAGCACAGATCTGGTATGTGGATGATACGACTCTGATCGCGGACGGATTCGGACCCAACACCGCGCTGACCACCCCCCTCATCGTCTCGTTCACCGCGTGCATGCCGATGCAATACATCCAGGCATGGCAATATCCCGGAACCGCGGCCCGAATGACAGCCGGTGATCTGGGCGTTTGGCCGATGAGTCCACCCGCCACGGTGACCCCCCACCACCTGAGTGTGGGAATGAATCTGCTGACCAATCTTCCTCAACAGGTCAATGTAGACGCCTGGTCTCTGATCAAAGAGGTGGCTGCGGCCGAGTTGGGTGTGGTGTTTTTCGACGAGTACGGTAGCTTTAAGTTCTATAGCCGGACCGACCTCAGGTCGTTCTTCCAATACCCGGCCGGTTCGACTGCGATAACTGCACCCACTTTGAACACCGACTGGCTGACCGATATCGACATGGTCGGGGCGCTGGATGGGGTGCGCAATATCGTGGCCTGGCAGTCCACCAGCGCTACATCGTGGTTCCAAACCGTTTATCAGCCGGCGCAGTACAACACGCTGGACGTAGCTCCCCACTCGACTTTGGTCGTCCAGATCCAGTCCTCGACTACTACGGAGTTCGAGACCGATGGTGGATTCATCCCGACCACCGATCCCACCACCTGGGGGTCTCTGGGGGTAATCAAGGGCTGGTATGCCATCCGGACCGATACCAATGCCCAGATCAATGCGACCAGTGGTCCCAACCCCGGCAACACCCTGGGCGGTGTCACGGTCCAGATCATTCCCTCAGTTGGCGGACAGTTCGTGGTTCTGTCCATCACCAATACCAACGGATACACGGTCCGGTTTAGCTCTATCCCCTCCACAGGCGCCGGGTCCCCCACTTTCCGAATGGGTGGCTATACAGTCATTTCGGATCCCCCACAGGCCGGATCGGTCGCGCACTCCGGGTCCCGCACCACCTTCGGGGACCAAACGCTCTCGCTAGGATCCAGCCCCTGGGTCCAACTACCCAGCAGTGCGCAGGCGATCGCAAGCTCGGTTCTGGCCGACACCAAGAGTCCTGTCCCCATCCTGCAACAGATCCCGATGGTGGGGGATCCCCGGATCCAACTGGGCGATGTGATGCCGATCGTGGATCCGGGGTACGCCGGCTCTCGATTTATTGCGGTCACCACCGCAATTCACGAAACCTTCACCGCGCCACAATCTGCCTCGGGAATAGGTACCCCAGCCGCGTCCAGTCCGGCTGGCACCATGCACGGCCAGGGGTTGTCTACCGACCTATTGCTGTCCTTGATGAGTCCTCCCGGCGCCTGGATTCTAGGTGATCCCGTTTGGGGTGTCCTGGGCACCACCACCCAACTAGTGTAGGCGGTTAAGGATGCCCAGCCCTCCGAATGCAATGACCACCTTCACCGAACCTATGATGGTTCATGCCACCGACCTGAACCCTTTCACTCTGAACATCAATGATTTGTACAACAATCAACTGGTCAGCGGGTTCTTTAGTCGGTACACGATGTCCAACAACGTAGCCAGCACCGCTTGGACTGTGGCTACGCCCAGTCTGGCGGAAGGTACCGGGCTGGGGCTGTCGTTGGGAGGGTCTCTCTTTACCCTGACCGCGGGCATCTGGGAGGTCAATTGGTCTCTGCGTCTGCCGGGAGCAGTAACCACGAATCTGGTCCTGGCAATATCGAGTGACGCCGCGGCGACTGATACCAATCAACTCATAATATCTACATTCACCAGCCAGACCGGCGTGGCCGCCGGTTCAATTGGCACTAATGTAAGATCAACCGGATCCGCTACCGTGGGGTTCAAGATTTTCCTGCCCAGCGCTACCGGCGCAGGTGCTCCGGCGCTTTCCCGGATCACTTTCATGAAAGAAGCGTCCAGCTAGGGGGTAGACGGTTGAGCGTAGCGCTGCTCGCCTGGCTATTGGGGGTCTCTACCACTCTGTTCTCGGCGCTGTTGATTGCTATACTAACCGGACAGATGGTCCCGGCGTCACGAGCTGATCGGGCCGAATCCGTAGCCGAGGTACAAAAGGAAACGATCGCCTCTCAGAATCGAACTAATATTGTGCAAGCAGAGCTGATCACTCAGTTACAAACAGCCGGTTTGGCAACCGAGCGGCTCATCACTGCACTAAAAGCGGTAATTCCACCGCAGAACGGTGGCCAGGCGTGATCAAATTAAGGCGTGCACGGGGGGTTACAGCACGAGACGAGCAAGAAGCCCGAGCTTCATTGCAAAGAGCACAAGCTCAAGAACGTCGTGTACGGGAGCAGGAAAAAGAGGTGCTCCCAGTCGTGCAGAGGTTAGAGGAACACCTGGAAGACAACAATTTCGGCCGGCTAGTCTGGAACATGTACAAAGGCGCAAAATGACTGTGGAACTATGGACTCTGATAGCAGTGGAGGTCGGGGCGCTGGCTTCCTTGGCCCTGCCAGTCATCATCGCGTCCGGCGCTCATTGGTGGAGCAACTTCATCGGCCGGTATCTGATGTACCAGAGTGTGGGGTTCGCTCTGATCTTGACCTATGCCGGCTACGGTCGGCTTGCTTTGAGGTTCGGGTGGTCACCCCTGCCTCAGTCCCGACTCGTCTTGCTGTCAATCTTTGCGTTGATAGCTTCGATCAAGGTTTTCGGCATGGTAACCTTCTTGCGGATCCGTTTCCTATCCAGGAGAGCCGTTCGGGCCGAGAAGAGGCTGGCCAGTGTCGATCAGCAGTAGCATTCGGCGAATCACAACCAGTCTGGTCCGGGCTTTCTCGTCTCGAGAGTCTGTAGACCCTGGGGCCCCCACGCCGGACGACAATGACCCCGAATCGACTGCGGGCGAATCCAGTCTGAAATACGACGATCAGGGGCACGCGATTCTGCCCCCCTCGGCCTGATCCCCGTGGCCTGGCTGGACACTATCCTACACACGCTCGGAATCGACGATACCGCCGGACCGTGGTATGCGTTCTGGTCCGGATTCGGAAGCATCCTAGAACGCGCCATCGAATTGGTCGTTCTAGGCGCGATCTTGCTTCGCCACAAGAACTGCGAAATCCATCGCTGCTGGCGATTGGGCCGGCACCCTTGGGTCGATCCCGCGACCGGTCTGGAACACCGCCTGTGCCGCGGCCATCACCCATTGGGGCACCTCACTGCAATCGAAGTCAAGGAGAGCCATGTCCACACCAACTCCGGCACCATCGAAGAGACCGGTAGCCAAGGTCACGATGGCGACGTTGTCCACGCTGACCGCTAGTTTTGCCCTGGGCGGCCTGAACGCTGTGGAACACAGTCACGCGCTGGGCGGCCTGCCCAGTTGGGCGCAGTTCCTGATCATCTCGTTTGCTCCGCCGATCGTGGCGTTCATCTCCGGCTACGTGACCCCGAACGGGGCGGCACCGGTCGCCTAGCTCGTATTACCCTCGTGGTATGAGCAATGAGGCGGTACTCACGGTGGACACCCCCCAGGACAACAAGCCGACTCTGTCGGAACGAATGCACGGTGCTGTCCGACAGTTGGTGATGGATGGCTGCACCGAAACACTCGGCAAATTGGTGGACGATCTGATCGATCTATACTCCCGGACCCCCACCGATTGGGCGTCGGCGATTCCGGCGGAGCAGATTGTCCAGATGGTCAAGCGGGATCTGCGCGTGTGGGGCCCTTGATCGCCGATCGATGGTATACTGGGCCCAACGATCGACACGGTACCGGGCGGCAACGTGGAGGTCAGGGGCAGTTCGATGGCCCGCACCCCTCGCGTAACTCATCCTCCGCGGGCAGTGCGGGTCATCGGCTTGTCTGGCTATCGGAGAATCGCCGGGGCGGGTGGCGACTCCAGGTAATCCAGCGCGTCCTGTAGATCGACTTCGTACTTGCCGATCAGCTCGTGGTTGTGGGGACCGCACAGCAACCCCCTGATACAGTTGCGACATGCTTGAGTCTTCGGGTCATGGTCGCATTCGGCCGCGGCTTTGCGGTGGTCGTGGTCGATGGCTAGCCGCTTGGTTTTGCCAGTGGCCTGGCACCGCGGCAGGGCGCAAGTGCCGCCCTGCATCCGGTATATTTCCCAGTACTCGTCCGGCGTGATACCAGCAAACCGTTGCACTCGTCGGTCTGAACTGGCCGCCCTACGAGCTGTCCGGACTGCGCGCCCATGCTGTCCGCACCGAGCTGGAACCCCCTCCTTGGTCCAGATCTTGCGGACCGTGGGTGGAGGGGGTTTCATCTTTTTGCAGTCGATACAGATGTGCGCCTTAGTCGCCATCGACTGTCACCAATTCTGACCATTTACCCAACACGTCGTTGAAGACCATCGCATAGCGGCGATTATCGCGTGCCGAGACTTGGCTGTCCAGAGTCCAGCCGGTGAGTTTGGTGATCTTCTGCATAGTCTCCAGCGATGGTAGGCGGGCGCCGGTCCGGATACGGCTCACCGTGGCCACGGTCAGGTCGAGCTCGTCGGCCACGGTCTGGTGGGTCGGTTTCCAGCTCATTAGGCTAGTGTACCAGGACAATACCAACGGGGTAAGATCCGTGCTGTTTTGAGTACTTTTGTTCTGTCTTACCTGTGTGGTAAACTGGTCTCAACACGGGGACTGCCCGCCCCAAACTGAGAGGATGATCGAAATGCCCAAGTCCACCCATTCCAAGCGCGCCAACGCCGCTCGTCGTGACCCCGTTGCCGACCGCAGGCTGTTTCTGCTCGCTCTGCGATCCGGGGACGACGCCCGGATCGAAGCCACTTGGCCCGGAACCGTCGTGGCCAAGGCGATGTTGGTCGACAAGGCCATCGCGATGCACGGTGATGGCGACTACTCCATCACCGACCGCGGTCTGGCCGAGTTGGTCGGACCGGGCCACGAGACCACCGGACCGGAAGAGCTGGTCGAGGTCATCGAAGCGGATGAGGATGGTCTGGAGCCCGAGCAGACCGGGCAGTATGGTGAGGACGACGTTGCCGGCTCGGAGCTGGACGAGCCGGTTGTGGGCGCCCCCGTCGGATCTGGCGGTAACAACGCGGATCACGAGCGCGAGGAATCCGGTTCGCACGACGAACTGGCCGAGCTAGACCGTGATGCCGTTGAGCAGGAGCAGCTCGACGCCGAGTACGACGCGACCGTGGTGGAGATCCGGGCCGAGATCGGCACGATCTGCGCCTGCGGCTGTGGAGCTGGTATCACGCCCAAGCGGGTTTTTCGTCAGGGCCATGACCAGCGCTTGATTGGCATCCTGGCTCAGACTGCCGCGGCAGGTAAGGAAATCGGCCACCTGTCCGGCGGCGTCCTGGTCACCGGGAGGGCCGCAGCCTACGGTGCTAAGGTGCTGGGCGAGGGCGGACAGATCAAGCTGGCCGAGGCCATCAAGCGCGCCGTGGACCAGGCGGCTAAGCCTCGGTCCGCGCGCGTCCGGCATGAGGCTGCCGCACTGAAGCAGGACCTGGCCAGGTCCGAGACTGGCACGCCGGCTATTGATGCGGGTATCGAGCCAGGACCAGGTAGTCGTAAGCTGGCCAAGGTCCCACACGAGCCGGTACCCCAGACTGGTGACGAGGTAAAGGTGCGGATCGGTCGGCACGAGTACTACGCGCGGGTGCACGGGATGAATCAGTCCGGCAAGGTGACCGCCGTCGAGTACACCGTGAAGTCGTCCGGCGCCAAAAAGGTCGCGCTCGAAGGCAAGTTCGAGCTGCTGGCCGACTGATGACGACGCCTCCGTTCCGTCTGGGACCAGCCCGCGGAACGGAGGCGTACCCACTCAGAGTATATCTGACCATCCCCCGATCGGGGGATACCACATGTGTTTACCTGAATGGTAACGTACGTGTATCCTAGCTAAGGAGGCAACCGCCCGTGTCTCAAGCACCTGTCAGACTGAAGCAAGTAGTCTGCGCGTACTGCGCCAACAAACAATGCGCGCAGTGCCCCGGCGCGATCCGGATTCCCGGGACCGAGAACGTGATCGTCTGTAAATGCTGCACCCCCCAGGACGGGATGTGCACCACCTGCGGCAATCGGAAAGCCGGCGAGACCGACCCGATCACCTGGTACTGTCTGGACCGCTACGCCTGTTCGGCTCGAGTGCAGGCCAGGTGCGAACAATCACCCGTGTTTCGAATGCTGCAGGACGTCCGGTTGGACGCCGCAGCCAAGCGTCGCCGGACCCGGCTGGAAATCGCTCGGATCCAGTCCGGCATCGACCCGACCAACGAGAGCGAGGCCGACTCGTTCGAGGTCCGCGGCAATGGCAAACCCCGTAAGCCCGCACGCCCTCGGACCGGCTCTTGCCTGTGTTGTGGTGAGCCGACCAAAGGCGGCAAATACCTACCGGGCCACGATGCCAAGCATAAAGGCAAACTGCAGCGTTTGGCCAAAGAGGGTGAAATAGCGGCCATTGCCGCTCTCGTCGAACATGGCTGGCCTCTGCCCAAGGGCGTGGTTGTTCCCGAGGTGGGAGTTCTGGCTCCTTCCGCGTAACCTTACCTTTGTGGTAAAATGGGCGTATGCCAATCCGCTGCCTGACCGTCCCCTCCCAAACTGACGATCAGGATTATTTGGATCCCGAGTACTATGCCGATCCGGATGACCTATACGAGGCCGTCCGTGATCACGAGGATGACTGATGGGCGCACTCGATGAGGCAGTAGCACTGCTTCGCGCAGCCAACGACCAATTGGACACGATCAACCGGTACACCTACGACATTCGGACGGTCGCCGCCGAGGCGTCGGGGAAGATCAATCAGGCCAGCGAGGCGATCCATGAGGACCATGCTCCCCGTTTATCGCTAATCTCTGATCTAGCCAACCAAATCGGGGAAGAGTTGGCTAACCTGCAGTACGATCTCAGCGAGCAGATCCAACGGATGGAGGAGCGCTGACCGTGCCCAAACGAGATGGTCGACTGAGCGCGCCGGCTGTTATCACGCTCAAGGTGGCCCGGCGGGTAAAGCAGCTTTCGCTGACTCCAGACCGGATCCAAATCCACCCGAGTCGCTCTTCGGCTCGAAATAGCCGAGATTACCAAATCTATGGATGGGGCTGGTATTGCCCCCGTTGTGACACGCATGGTGGTGCCTATCGTCTATCGTGGCACCATCCCGAACGCGATGTACCGCCCCGTGACCGGTGTTTTCGGTTTGCATATCGACACATGGAAAAGTACCACGGTTGGCAGCGTCCGGGCGTACAGCTTGAGCTGACTCTAAAGGAGAATGAGAGCGATGGCCGAAAAGTTTGAGGTTTTCCGCGCGACTGTAGGAACCGGGTCGGACCCCGAAGTCAAGTGGGATCTCGCCTGTCTGGTGAACGACCGTACGACGGCGTTCGGGGCAGTGGAGACGCTGATGGACGCGGGGCACTCGGTTCGGCTGCAGGCTCGGGTGGTGCGGGACTGATGACTAAAGCGAAAACGCGGATCATTCAGATCACCATACCCGAGTCGATTTATCAGCTCCTGCGCGACGAGCGTGCTCTGTCTGCGGACGGGCGATCGTTCGACCTGATCCTTCTGCGCTACAAGGCTAAGGCCATTCAATTTCGAGCTTCCCTACAGGGCGCCAGCGTGCCGAAGGGTGAGACGGAATGAGGCGCGTGGTCCGGCACTCCGAACTAAAAGATGGTCGGCAGTGCCCACTCAAACACCGGCTGCGCTGGATCGACGGTTGGACCTCCGACCACGAATCGGACCCGTCCCGCCTGGGCACGGCCTGGCACGCCGTGCTGCAGCGGCACTACGGACTGATTCGGCTGCAGCAGCAGAAGTACGGATACCAGGCGTGGCGCCGGACCGTGCTGGAAGAGGCTCGGCTCGATAACGTCGGATCGTTCCATAACGAGGTCATCGGTCAGGTCTGGGACTTCTTCAACGAGGTCACCGAAACCCTGACCGACGAGCAGGACGCCACCCTGCGCTGGATGTACGAAGGTTACACCGAACGGTATGGTCTGGACCCGGACTGGGAAGTCCTGATGGTTGAGACCGATCTCACGGTCCCGTTTATCGAGCCGTCCGGCAAGAAGTCCACCCGGTTCGCCTACCAGTTCCACGCCGATCTGGTGGTGCGGGACCACTCGCTGGGCGGCCGGGTCGTCGTAGTCGACCACAAGTCCACCGGTCAACCGCTGAACCAGCACGATGTGGACTTGGATGACCAGTTCGGGCTGTACTGCTGGGCGCTGGGCCAGCTCGGGTACGATGTGATCGCACCGGTCTGCAGCCAGGCCAAGACTCAACAACTCAAGCGAGCCATGACGATCGACGAGCGATTTGTCCGGATCAACTCGTTCCGGACCGGGGTGGAGCAGGCGAACATCGCCGCCGACGCGCTGCGCACAGCCAAGCGGTTGTACAGTAAGGCTAATCTGGACGAGCCGGACTCGGCGCCCAACCCGCGCACCTGCGGCTGGATGTGCGAGTTCAAGGAGGTCCATCTCATGATCCGCAAGTCGGTTCGCGGCCGGGACGCGGCGCCGGCCGCACTGTTGGCACGTGGGTTCGTGCAGGAAGAAGGAAAGCAGTGAGCGGGTTCAACGAGCAGATGGCCGAGATGTGGGGCGGTCCGGAGGCGGTGCAACGGCTGAAGAAGCAAACCGCCCGGATGGAGCGCCGACAGACCGCGCGGGAACGGCTAGCCATCGTAATCTGTTGGGCCGGTGTCGTCCTGACGATCATACTCACGGCGGCACTGGTCTTTCTGATCGGCTACGGCACGTACCGCGGCTGGTTGGCTGGCTGGTAGGATTACCGGTCTGGTAACACGACGAGAGGGATGGCGAATGCCCAAGAAAGCGCCCGTGCTGACGGCGGCCGATGACCCATGGGGCGCAGGTGGTGATCCGCCCTGGGCACCGGACCCGACCGATCCCGATAACGAGAGTCAGCAAGCCGAGGCACCAAGCGAACACGATCGGATGGTTGCGGAACAGAACGGCGATGACCCGGCCGACTTGAAGAATGCGGCGTCGGGGCTGGATGAGTTCCACAGGGACACGACCACCAATCCGGCTCCGCCGGTCAAGAAGCCGCGGGCCCCGTCCGGGCGACGCAAGCCTGCGACCAAGCCGGTGTTGGTTGCGAACACGGACCCGGCTGCGGATCTGGAACCGTCCGATCCCGGAATGCCTAACCCTGGTGGCTCGGTGAGCGTTGATGCCGACGACATGCATTTCGGCGAGACGGGGTCAATCGATGGCATTCAGTTCCACTCGCTGGACGACCTGACCGAATATCTCAAGGTCATGTACTACGGCCAGGAGGGCACCCGCAAGACCACCAACGCCCTGCAGATGACCAAGACCGGACCCGGCCAGGTGCTGTTGGTCAACGCCGAGGGAGGCGCCAAGAAGACCCCCCTGCGCAAGCACGGGGTGGACACGGCGCGGGTCATGGTCTGGCCGCCGGAAGGCGAACGGGTCACGTTCGCCGGGCTGGAGAAATTGTTCTATCGAGTTATGAGCGATCTGATGACCGACCCGATGAGTTGGTTGGGAACCGTCTGGGATTCGGCCACCGACATCCACCAGGCGCTGTTGGACCAGGTGGTGGAGGCGGATATCGCCCGACAGACCGAGATCCTGGCCAAGAACCAGGGACGCCGGCCAGGCAATATCGTGCTGCGTGATCGATTCGATACCGATCGCGATGATTACAAGACGATGTCCAACCAGTTCCGGCTGCTGCTGCGCAAGTTCCGCGAATTGCCCTGCCATTTCGCGGTGACCGCACTGCTGCGAATCGACGAGGTCGGGCGCAAGCCTATGCAGGGACCAGCCGTCACCCCGGCAATCGGGACCGACCTGATGGGGTATATGGACATCGTCCTGCTCACCCAGGTCGCGCGATTCGGTGACGCGCACGTCGGGTTTGCCCAGACCGCTCCGGACGCGACGCACCGGGCCAAGGACCGGTTCGATGTCCTGCCTCTGGAACTGCCCAACCCCTCGTTCGATCGGATCGCCAGCTACGTGTCCGGCGCGCTGACCGTGGACAACGACCCGGACGCCAACCTGCTCGGAACGCCCGGACCGACCGACGCGGCGGCCAAAGCCGCGGTAAGCGCGGCGCAGAAACTGTCCGCGACTGCAACCAAAATCAATGACCGGGCCGATAAGCCCAACCCGGTCCGAGACGCCACCGTGGCGACGGCGCGGCGAGTCGCGTCCGGCAAGAAGCCGGTTGCGGCTGGCCCGGTACCATCGGCAACGGCGGATGACAAGCCGCCCTACTAGGAGGATGAGAAAGTGGTTAGTGCACCGAAGGAGATCCAGGACATCCTGGAGAACGAAGAGGACGTGCAGGGTAACTTCGCCCTGCTACCCGAGGATCTATACCTGTGCAAGCTGAAGAAGGCCACCGAGTACGAACCGGGCAAGGACAAGGAATATGGCGGGGTGAACCTCCAATGGGAGGTCGTGCAACCGCGTGAGTTCCGTGGCAAGGACGAGGACGGCAACCAGTACGGGGATCTGTTCCTACGACTGTCCTGGTCCCCGAAAGCGGCCTGGAAGATCCGCGAATTCTGGGACGCGTTGGGCTACGAATACGACTCGGACTTCGACGAGCCGGTGGAGCAGGGCGAACAGGCCATTCTATCGGTGACCCAGTCGCTGGTCCCCTACGGCAAACGCAAGGGTCAGATGAGCAACAACGTGGACGAGGTCCTGGAAGCAACGGCCGAAGCAATCGCCGCTCTGCCGGCGTAGGGTAGGAGTCTCCGGCCCTGGTCCCCTGGCTGCACCCCGACCAGTAGGGGACCAGGGCCGGTTTGTCTCCCGGTAGAGAGGCACGTGCATGGACTCAGCTTTTGAACGCATCTGTGCCCTGGTTGCCGAGACTACTGGCCAGCCCGTTGTCGGTCGCGGTGATCAACGCAAAGGTCTTTGCCCGGCACATGAGGATGACCAGCCTTCTCTTTCGATCCGCAACACTGAGCCGGTCGGCGTGACCTGTTTCGCCGGCTGCGACTTCGATCAGATCACCAACGCGCTCGGGATCACCGCCCGGGATTACCGCAACCGGTCCGGCAAGCGTGCCGCGTCGCGGACCAATCAGGCGGTCCCATTGACCCATCGGGGGTCCGCAACCGGTCATGAGATCGCGCGTTACCCCTACACCGGCCCGGACGGCGAGATCCTATACTACAACATCAGGTTCGATCCCAAAGAGTTCCGGATGGCTAAGGCGGACGGCCAGGTCGGAGCACTACCCAAGACCGTTCGGCGGGTGCCCTATAATCTGCCGGCCGTAATTGCGGCCGTCGCTGCGGGCAAGACCGTCTATTGGGTCGAGGGCGAAAAGGACGTTGCGGCGCTGGCCCAACGGGGGCTGATCGGCACAACGGCTGCTGGCGGAGCGTCGGCGCCGATGGAACCGGAGTGGGCGCGCTGGTTCCAGGGCGCGGACTTGGTGGTGGTCGGGGACAACGACGAGGTCGGCCGGGTCTACGCCAGACGGGTTGCCAAACTTCTGGTGAACAAGACCACCCGGACCCGGGTTATGTTGCCCGCTATCCAATCGGCCAAGGCCGACATCACTGACCACTTCGAGGCCGGACTCGGTGTGGAGGACTTGGTCCCGCAATCCCGCTGGGTGCGCCGGACCGTGTTCGACTTCGATCAAATCCTGAACGTGCCGGCGCTGCAGATGCACTGGCTGCTCAATGGGTTGATCCCCGAGGCGTCCGGTGTCGCACTATTGGTCGGTGCACCGAAAGCTGGCAAGAGCTGGTTCTGTTTGCAGCTCTATCTTGCCGTCGCGTCGGGCGACTTTCCCGCAGTGTTCGGCTGGGGAGACAAGGTCGCCCCGGCGCCGTGCCTGTATCTGGCCCTGGAGGACAATCCCGAGCGATTGTCTTTCCGGTTACACAAGATGCTCGGATCCACTCAAGTGCCCAACCCGGTCCGGCGCAGCAGCAAGATTCAGATCGATTTGGAGGAGCTGGGCCAAGGAGGGGATCGTGAGATCCGAGATTGGCTGGACGAACACCCCGGTGCCCGGCTAGTAATCGTGGATGTATTGGCCAAGGTTCGCGGGCAGAACGGTGGGGACAATGCCTACCAGGCCGACTACCATGCGATCAACCAACTCAAAGACATCGCCGACGAGTATGGCGTGACATTCGTGGTCACCCACCACGACCGCAAGAAGAAGCACGACGGTGACTTCTTCGATCAGGTCTCTGGCACCAAGGGTATTACCGGGGCGGCCGACACCGTATTGTATCTGAAACGGGACCGTGGTAGCGATGAGGGCAACATCGAAATCTCGGGGCGCGATATTGAAGAGGTTCGATACGAACTCCAATTCGTAAAGGAAGACGGGCGCTGGGAGATCATCGGCGTCGGCGAGATCGAATCGTCCGGCACCCGTCCGGCTTCCACCGAACCCAAGAAGTCCGTCCACGACCAGCTAGTAGAGATGATCACCCGGCAGGGTGCGGTGACTATGGACGACGCGACCGCGGCTACCGGCAAGGACCGAGCCACCATCACCCGAGCGGCTAAGGACTCCCTGTCTCTGGCGGTCCGGGGCGACGTGATCGCGTCTCGCAACGGGCACGCGCCCCCCTAGATCCACATCTATATATATTTCGTAGGGTAGGAGCCACTGAGATATGTATAGATGTGGGTTGTGGGTAGAGGATATATGCGAGACTGGCTATACAGCCTATGAGATATGGTAG